CCTGGAAACAGGATGGAATTTAGGTCTGGGCAGAAAGCAGTCTAATCTGTGAAGGCTAATTCTCTTCGATCTAAATATTTAACAATATTAGTTCGAAGATTCTTAACCATTACAGCTCTAGCACCCGCTTTCAGATGAGCAGACCTAATCGGAATTACTCCCGATTCACTAGGAATGGCCATAACTTTTGTGTGTTGAAGTTTCTTCCACACTAAATAGCTAGGACCAGAACTAGATTGGATCGAAGACATTACTGTGTTTAATGAACTGGCTGATTTATCAGACAGTGCACTAAGCATCGGTAATGCTTCTTTCCAATGGTCTGTAAGCAAGGACTGGTCGTCCTGCCCTAGATTAGGGTGCTCCTCTAAATCCGTAATGATAGCTATTTGCCATCGTCGGACTAAGGAACGCGCCCTGTCTGCCATCTGTTCTTGTTGCTCATAATACGTTGAGTTCGCAATATCGTCAAATAATTTGACTTTCATTGGGTCCTTCATCGTACATGGTAATATAATTCCAGCAGTTTCAAGTAATCTAACGACTCCTTCAATCTTGTCGGATTTATATTCGACTGGGGGTAACCCCAGTAACGATAAGAACAATCTAATGTTACGAAGGTCTCTTTGGAGTAATCTCCCAGAGTGACCCGCAGCAATTAGAAGATGGCTTAGACCGGTTGAGCCAAACTCACCTAAGTATTCGAAGCCTTTCGAAAGGGTCGACTTCCACAGGTCAGCAGTAAGATGAAACTTACTGTGAACCTCGTAGAAGGCGATAACCGGGAAAGGAGTGATCTCCTGGCCTTGGTGCACCCATCTCTTAGCGATCTCAAATGTATCAATCGATACATGAGATTTCGCCTCTGAGATGTCTGTCCCAAGTTCAGAAGTCATGATCTTCTTGTACTCAGCTGCCACGTCATCGTTAGCAATAACGATGTCGTCACCTAAAATTCGATAGTCTCTAAACGGACCGGGTAAACCGGCTCGGTTATTGGCGTATTGAACAATTAAGTGGTGTGTTAAGGTAAATAATGGCCAAGATGAATGCGCACCCATAGGTTGACCCGATCTATAAAAGACCTGATCACCCTCTGGAGTTACGAATCCATACCCGACCATAATATCTTTCCACGCGGCTGCCTTCTCTTTTCCGATCATCTGCTCTAGAAC